ATCCTACGTGGAGATCTGTGACTGCTCCAGAGTAGTCATCTCCAACCCAACCAGCATTTGTCTCTACGTTAACGTAGGGACCGGCTAGAGCAGCAGCTGGAGCAAAAGCGATAGCAGCGGCAGCTGCAGCGATAGTCGTTTTAAACATTTTTTGTACCTTTAGTTACTTGCGGAATGGTTACCCGCAGATGGATAGGGACTCGACTGTCCCGTTTTAAGTATACCCCTTGTTACTTTAATTACTGAAAGACAAAAGGTTAAGTATTTATACTAACAAAACCTTAGTATTTTGTCAAGGAGTGGGGTTTTCCTCACCTCCTTCATTTTTCTCCTCTTGTTGAGGAGGGACAGAGTTTGGTGTTGCTCTGCCTAAGTATGGATCATAATCCATCCAGTTTCTAATGTCAACTGTTGTACCAGACTGACTCCAGAAGTTCCAGAGTGCATTGTATGGGCCCTGATGAAACACATTGATGTGTTCAGGGTGAATGGTTGACTGGAAGTCAAGATTATAAAGGAAGATTGGAATAGAATAAGTTTTTCCACTCTCAAGAATAGTATCCTCAGACACTGCCCTTGGTTTCACCTTGTTGTCCAATTTCCATTTATCACCACGCATATGATTACGAAGAACTTTTCCTGCATGATGACGTGTAATTAGATAAACAGCAGCAGAGAAATCATTAACAAACTTCAAGTGCAATTTAACATAAATGTCCCCAGTTGTAATTGTAGTTAACTGAAGACAGTCCCAGTCATATGGAACAAGGGAGAAAAATTCTTTCCATGTAAAGTTCCAGAACCTTGCAGTCTCAAGAACTGCATCATCTTCCATGATCATACAATACTCGTCATCAGTTTCATAATAAAACTTCTTAATTGCCTTAAGGTGAGACATACAACATCCAACTTCTTGTTGGTTCATCATGTCAGGAAATCTTCCCTTCATATGGGAAGTGACATCATCCTCTCTGCCATCATAACCAGAGATACGAACATGATTTTCAATTTGCCAATATTTGAACTGTTCTTCCATATAGAACCGTCGATTCTCATCGGCATCTAAATTGATCCAATAAATCGTAGGAAGTCCCTTAAGTTTAAAAGTGGACTTATTTTTGTCCATCTTACTAAATTCGTGTCCAGTCATCGGGAATTAAATCAGAAGTATCGTGGTCTTTAGTGTATCCAGTTCCAAACCACTGGACGGGGGCAATAACTTTCTTATCTTTGTTGGTAGAAAGCCATGCTCCCCACCAAGAGAAAGTTGAGTTAGCAATAATAAAATCAGAACAAAGACTCATTAGACAAAGGTCCATCCTGTTGTCTTCATTCTCTGAAACCATAAATCGATCATCAGAGAATAGTTCTTGCTCCTTACACCATTCAGGATCATCTGAGAATACAATCACCTCTCTATCATCATCAAAGTGCTTTAATGCTTTCTCATAATAACTGAGAGGGCACGGTGGATGATTGGCACTATTGGAGATATAATCTGTACGACGAACATGAAGTGCGATTGGAAGATCCAACTGCCACATAAGTTCCTTACATGGAGTGAGAATTTCTTCCTTAAAGGTAAAATCCTCACGAATTTCACCTTCAATATGCTTGAAATATTTCTCCGTCTGAAAATATCCCTGAAGACTCACATGATCAGGACACATGCGAAAAAGTTCATCATCAAAATGAAAATGTCTTTCATGCAGCGTTGGTGCATGGCCTTTATTTAAAAGACCAACATTAGTTATCAAATCAAACGAATCAAATAACTCTGTTCTAAGCATGTTACCGATACCATCATCTACAGCATCCTGATAATATGGGATAGTAATATCTGCACCAATATTTCTTGCTAACCCCCTTAGAGTTGCATACTGGAACATCTGATTCCCAAGACGACCCATTCGTCCTAACGCATTAAATCCAATCATTTCAGTTGTTCTTTACGTATTTTCAGATAGTCCTGGTTTTCATAATACTCCACCAATTGCTCTCTGTCAAATGTTTTGATTGTATTCCAAAGTTGATAGTTATTATTAAAGTTTGGATTAGTAAACCAAGAGTTATGTGTTCTACTGTGCTCAAGATGATAAACATAATTATCAATCCTTGCAATTCTATTCCCAAGTGTACTCATACGGAAATAAAATTCATCATCTTCACATCCCCATGATACAAAATTTTCATTCATCATATAAGAATCAATATACTTTTGACGACTAATAAATTGTGACCAACCAATCGTAGAATTTGATAAAGTTTTATCTTTATCAAGAACAGACGTACCCTCCCAAGACTTTACAAACTGCTCATAAATCTGCATATCATATTTTGCACACCACTGATAGATACCAATTTGATAGGGATATACTACATCTGCTGTATCATCAATAATTAATTCATATGCTTTTCGATAAGAAGTAAGTGGAAGAATGCAATCTACATCGTAATTTGCTACAACTTTTGTGTCAGATGCGACAATAAGATCATTAAGAACTTTACTCTTACAAAACAGAGGTTCATTATTCTCTTCATACAAATAAGTAAGGTTGTCTGTGTTTGCATACTTCCTTATCTCAGGCAAAGCCCTGTGCAGAAAAGTATTACGTCCAGACACTTCCTTGACAATGACCTTTGCTGGCACATGTCTTAGAAGATAAGAGACAGAGGATATAATATTTCTAAGTCGATCTTCAGTCTCAATCCTCGTGGGGATGAGAAAAGTAAGATCCATCATAATACTATCCAACTCTTAGGAATCAGATCATCCATATGATAGTGGTTATATTGTGGACCAAACCATTTCTTTGGAGCAACAATAGTCTTATCAGGATTATCAATCAACCATGCTCCCCACCAGGAGAATGATGAGTTAGCAATGATTGCATCGGTGCAGAGAGACATTAAACACAAATCAGTCCAAGGAACTCTCTGACCATCTGCTAATTCATCTGTGGTTTCGGAGAAGATAAATCGGTCTGATTTGAAGAATTCCTGTTCTTTACACCATTCAATAACATCAGAGAATACAACAACAGGAATATCATCAGGAAATTCAGCAAGTGCCTTCTCATAGTAATCAAACGTACAGACAGGATGTGCTGCCTCCAGGTTTACATAGGCCCAGGGCAACTTAGGATCACCACGACGGATGTGTAGGAAGATCTTACGATCACCCTCAAGACTATCCATCATCTCTTTACAGGGTTTGTAGATAGAATCCTGAAACTGGAAGTCTTCACGAATCTCTTTCTCTACATTCTTGAAATACTTTTCAGTCTGGAAATATCCGTCAAGGTTTACATTGTCTGGACACTGATTAAAGAGTTGATCATTATAATGAAACTCCTTCCAGATTGCCCACTGTCTATCACCAGGTATACCGTAGTGCTCTTCTGTAGCACCAGTCATTTTAAAGGTTTCAAACATACAATAGTTGTTCTCACAACCATACTCATCAACACCTGACGTGCCTGGAGGTGGAACAACCCAATCAAATCCACGATTAGCAGCAATACCTCTCAGTGCTGCATATTGAAACATCTGGTTACCAAGACGACCAGACTTACCAAGTTTATTAAAAGATAACATCAGTAACCATACTCCTTTTTCATTTCATCAAAGACTGCTTTGATACCGTCTTGCATATTAGTTTCGGGTAACCACCAGTCCATAATATAACTGTTTGCTTCATTCCTCTTATCCATCTGCACACTATCCTTAGCAAGACCGGGATTAATTTTAACTGGTTTACCAATTAGATTAAACTGCCCCATGATAATCTGTGCAACTTCTTTAATAGATGTTGCATGGAAAGATGTAATATGTAGAGGGTCTTCTGGTTTAAAGTCAGTATAGTTTTCCATGATAGTCTCAAGTGCTTCACAGCAGTCCTCAGCATAGAGGAACTGACGTTCTTCAGTACCATCAGTCATCATCTCAAAATCACCCTCTTCAAATCCTTTCTTAATGAAGTCAGTGATGACATGAGCCTTGTCCATGTCTTTCTCAATACCATACACATTCCAGAACTTTACAGTCAGTCCCTTTAGTGACGTGGTATAAAGTTCACCAACACGTTTCATCACACCATAAGGAGAGTAAGACATATTACTCATTTGAGATGATGCAAATACAAATCTCTTCTTATACTTTTCAAGATGGTCAAAAACATTTGCCATCAGTCTGGTGTTGTTATTGATAAAGTCAAAGGTATGCTGATACTTTTTCAGATACCTAGATCCACCCACATCAAATGCGAGGAAGAAAACAAAGTCTGCCTGTTTGATACAGGACTCCAACCAAGTGCTAGGGATGGCAGTAAGGTTATATTGTGGCCCAAGATTCTTATCATACTCAATAACTTCATGACCTTTCTTACGAAGATATTCAGTCAAGTAAGCACCAATCTGTCCACTAGACCCAAGAACTAAAACTTTCATTTGTATATTCAATTACTATAAACATTACCTACAAATATTTTAAACACCCAAGGATGTTTTTCATACTCTAGATTATTAATCCTTTTAGCATTATAACCTAAAACTGAATCTGGGGTAAACATAGGACACCCTTCATCAACAATTCTTTGTAAATTAGAATAGGTTGTACCATATTTATTCATTACATCAGAACCACCCCAAGCAATGATATCAAGAATAGCAAAATCGTCAACTCCAGTTTGAATCCAATCTGATCCAGGAATCATATTATATACATGAAGTTTATTTTGATCATAATCTTCAAACTCTCCAGGTGATCGCACAAATACAAGATCGGTCCTCATACGTATAACATAGTCATACTTAAAATTGTGTTCCTCTTCATATTCTCTTTTAAGATCGATTACTTTCTCAATCCCATAAAACATAGAAATCTGATTATCTTTTGGGTGACATGCGTGCCACTTAATATCCCAAGTATCAGAAAACATCTTTTCAAAAGACTTTGGTTGCTCGTAAGTAATTCTTTTTGGTTTCCAATTTTTGTCAATCCAATCCTTAATACCAGAATCTGGCCATGTTCCCTGACCAACATCATTTCGGAATTGAGAACCCTGCAGGGATTCATCAAACCACATGTGTGCAAAAACATCTACATTATCTTGACCTAAACGAAAATATTTTTTATGGTTTTCATAACACTCAAGAATACTTCTTGGTCTTCCTGAGTAACACAATGCAATTTTTGTCATGGTAACATGTAAGGATAATCTGTACAAATGCCATATGGCACTTCATTTTCAATGTGAGTCTTAAAACTATCTACCATCTCCCAATCAAGAAGAGGAATGATAGTTGATTGATCAAAAGTTTTTTCAAGATCATGCAACCAAATTTTTCCATTTGATGTGTATGAGTATGGATCACTACTATGGCAGAAGGATTGAAAAACTTGACATGTCTTTGCTGCCTCAACATTCTTACAGTGAATCCACAGATTGTTTTGTCTCTTAGAAATCCAATTCCAAGATATTTTATATTGTGGTCTATCATGACCTAACCACAATTCATTATCATATTCTGATACATCAATCTCCACATCATATCCATTACCAAGAGCACAATCAATGTAACTGGGAGAATTTTCTCTACCAGGAACACGTCCCCTGATATTACCTCGATGAGATATGATTTTCATACTTCCTCAATACGCAATGATTTATCCTCAATAAAAAGATCATAGAACGGTTTATCCGTGCGGAGTTCATGATATTTGCAACCCCAATCGGATAACTGCTGTTCTGTTAGATTAGTCCAGTCAATCTGTTTTCTACTTCCTCTGGCTGTCCAATATACAATGGTATTTCCTTCATCATAAAGTTTATTGATCTTGTCAATATTCTCCTGAATTGGTTCTGCCTTTGTATAATCATGAGTCACACCAAAGTCAGTATTAGATTCTCGATGACAAATTGTTTCATCAATATCAACATAAATCACTTTCATTGATACATTTTTCTCCTGCGTTCTTCGCTGGGACACTTATCGATTTCACTGACCTGTTCTTCTGTAAGGAAGTTTGTTTGTCCAAGAATCTTAGACCCAACAAAAATCTCTGCAGACTTCTCACACATCATTGTAGATGCGATACATTCTTTAGCAGATGCAGATGCTACAATTATACCATGATTTTGTAACAGTATCAATTTGGGAAAGTATCCCTCCTCTTCCACAAATACAAGAACACTCTTCTTTATTTCATCAAGCAAAGGTCTACCTGGCATCGCATAAGGAACGACACAAGACTTTGCGCCATTCCTCACAACCTGATCCGGAAATAATCTATGTTCAGCAAATGAATGAATTTGTTCTGAACATACTACCTGCATTGTTTTGAGTGGGTGAGTATGTGCTATAAATTTAATATCTCCAAACTCTCTCAAAATCCATGCATGAAATCCAGTCTCAATACTTGGTTTAGGTCCAAGTGAATCAAAGGGAACACCACTCATCTTACAAGCAACGAGTTGATCTTTCTCCAAAGTGTCTAAAGAAGTTCCACTTGCCTTAATATAAAAAAGAGTTTGATATTCGTCTTCTGCTTTAGCTGACACATTTCCCTCACCGCAAATTGCGTAAGGTCCAAGTGCATGTGCTAATTCTAAGAGGTTAACCATTCATCTAAGATTTTGGATAGTTTATTTAGATCTACTTCCCATGGAGAATTCATTCCTCCAGAGATTGATAATGATCCCAAGTCGTCAACTGTCTCTTCTTTTTCATCAGTAAAACTGGTGTAATCAAAGTGACTCAGTTGAGTGTGTTCCATAGCATGTCTCAATCTATCATTAACGTCAAAAAATAATGGACTATTAATTGATAGAACTTTGGTCTCTGGTGGACAAAATAGAACATTAGCCATTCCGCCACCAATCGGACCAGCAACATACTTTGCTGAATTAAAGATACCAATCTTTTCCTTCATTGTCAAGTTCTCACAGAACACTTCTTTAAATCCATACACACTAAAGATCTGTGCCATCTGGTCTTCATTCATACACCTACGCCTTTCAGTGTAGTTTGTACCAATGTTATCAAGTTTATTGTGCGTCCATGTTCTACGCGATATGTAAACCCTCTCAGGACCCTTATAGTCTCCTGTAAGTCTATTGATAATATCAAAAGTAAATCTATGGGGAGGTTTAGTTGAGAGACCACCATGAGTCAGAGAAGACCCAACCAAGACATAGTTATAGATGACATCCGGCTTCAGGAAAATAACATCCTCTCTGGTTATACCAAGTAGTTTTAATGTTTCCCAAACAAAGGGATACAGATCATCCTTATCCTCAGCAGGACTCATCAGTAATTTTAAATCTGGATGTATCTTCTTACCCTCAAAGTATGTGTAGAGATATGGGAGGGTGTCATAAATGAAATGAAAATAGTTTGCAGTATTATATACAAAGTAGAATACTGGAATATCACAACACGACCACGATGAGCATAACTCCATATCATATTGCATCCACTCCTCATACACAGTTCCCCTACCTAAAGACATGAACCGCTCAATGGTTGGCAAGCGTAATTTCTTGTCCTTATGAGAATACATCAAAGGCATTGGATAATGCTTTGAGTGTCCAGTAAATTGAATGGAGGAGAAGAAAGCACATTCAAGAACTCGGCCGTTCTCATCCTCAGGGCAGAGTGTCTTAGTCCTTCCCTTGTTCCAAAACTCAATAGGTAAGGTAATCTTTTCTATAGTCATAAGGATGCCAATTTACGGATGCAAAGAACTTTTGCCAGTATCTATATGTCTTCAAGTCATCAGGTGTTCCCCAACAGATATAATGATCAACCTCAAAATTCTTAACTCTATATCCAAGTGAGATTGCCTCATTTAAAATACTATCAACATAGAACTCACCATTAGTTCTAATATCCTTTTCATATGTCTGCTTCAGAGATTCAAGATATACATCCTTATTACGGAAGAACATTGTACCAACGATGGCATACTCATTTATAGGGTCACCACCTGTAAATTTCTTAACAGAAACGCCCTTAATATCATCACCATCCACATCCAACCAAGAATACATATCAGGATTACGATATGACGTATAATTGTTTCTATAACTCCAAACAACGATATCATTCTGTGGATCCTCAATTAGATCTGCAAATTTATCTGAGTCATACAATACACCATTATCACAAGCAGACAAAAGAATTGATGTGTCATCATCAATCTCATTCATAATCCTTTCAGTGGTGCGAGCTTGACCATCAAGAACATCATCAATCCATACAACATGACTGTAGTCCTCTAAAGGAAGCATACTCATATGAGACTTTAGACAAGCATATACTGTCTTATCCGTGCGTGGTAGGCAATACTCTGCTTGATCAACCATATAATTATCATTAACAATTAGGAATGGTTTAGGAACAGCAAATCCATCTGACTTAAATCTGCTACCGGCACCTGCCATCGGTAAAGCAGTCACGCAATTTTTAATCTTTAGTGGTTTATTTCCTTCAAGAACTGCCTTGTAATAATTTGACCACTGCAGATACATATTCATATCTAATGGTGTTCCCCATTGAAGCATCACAGGAATTTCATATACAAGATTTGTTAGTTCATCTCTATTCAGTAGATTATGAACCAGACTTACATAATACTCCCCATTAATATTGATGTCCTCATCAATCAACTGTTGAAAATAGTGTTTGACGTACTTACCTTTCTTAAAATAGTAAGTGCCAGTAGAAGCAAACTCCGACATCTTATCAGCAGTAAAAGGTTGCTTCTCTCTAATCTCTAATATTTGATTACTGTCTCCTGTTTTACAGAATGCATAATTATCACTACCAAGCATGTGTGGATGGAATCCAGTGTAACAAACTACACATCCATCACACTCAGTCTGCACAACAAACTCTTCAAAATCATCATAGTCCCAATACATTGAAAAATCACAGTAATTAACTATGACTGGTTCAAAATCATCAATGTATTTACTTGCTTGCAGGACACTATGAACTGGACCCTTCTTGTGAGAAGGTATTGTAACGATTGTAGAGTCTGGTGCAGCCTTCGTTAATATTTTGACTACATCAGTTTCTTCTTTATGTTTATCATTAATGATAAAAACAAACTCACTATCTTTAGGATAGAGATCAATGATGTGCTCAATGACTTTCTTACCATCAATCTCAATGAGATGTTTTGGTGTCATATATCCAGCAGAGGTAAATCTACTGCTTTGACCTGACATTGGAATAACAACTTTCATATTAATCTCCTCTCTTTACTCTGTAACTGTCTTCATCAAAATGTTGTGTGGAGAATTCAAATAATTCAGATGGTTCGATAGCAATCATCTGATGTCTGAGTCCACGGTGAATGTGAAACTTATCTCCTGGAACTAAAACCTTATCTTTTGCACCTTCAAGATTATCAGTTTCTCCATAGTATAATAAAATTTTTCCTGATTGAAGATAAAAGGTCTCGTCTTTTAACTTATGAAAATGCCAGGAACACCTTTTACCCTCATTAAAAAATAAGAGTTTTCCACAATACTCTTCAGTATTGACGATCCATTTTTCATATCCCCATCCTTTGGGGACATGTTTGATCTCTGATGTCATTTCCTATCGTTAAAAAATACATGGTCCGGCCATGCTTTATCATCAATGAACATATCTGCGTGTGGTTTACCCATAATTAATTCATGATACTTACATCCCCACATATCTAGTTGTGCTTTAGTGAGTGGGTATAGTAATTTATGCGCGATCTCCCGTGCTTCTTCATAGGGTTTATCACTGGATCTACCCATTGCTCTGGCAGTGAAATAGATGATGTAATTACCTTCATCATACAATTCATTAATTGTGGCAATCCTTTCCTTCTTTGGAGTTGCATTTTCATACTGACAATTGCCACATCCTTCACCAGGAGTGCAAATAGTTCCATCAATATCAATCACATATCTCATGAATGTCCCTCCTTTGTAATACATAAGTTCCAAAATGCGTTACAGCAATCGCAGCTGCTTTATTGGCATATGGTATAGCAGTTTCTATCTTACCATATCTCAAGTAAAAGTAAACAAGTGCAGATAAAAATGTGTCGCCAGCACCACAAACATCAAAGACACTCACTCCAACTGCTGGATAATTCTTACCTTGATAGTCAACACCCTGTGCTCCCTTGGTGACAATCAGGTTGGGTGAGACTTTCAGTTCTTCATCAAGTTTAGAATATTCATCATCATTGATTTTAATGTATGCATAGTCAACTGGTAGATTCGTCTTCTTACTATCAATAAAGATAGGTCCATCAAACCACTCAACCAATTCAAATATTCTTTGAGATGTTAGAAAACCTTTATCATAGTCTGATATGACAAGAGCATCAAAATCCTCATTAGGTAAGTTACCATTAAAAGGTTTTATCTCATCCTCAATATCAACTCTCAATAGTTGTTGATTATACCTCTCATCAATAAATCGACGTTTAATGATGGGTTCCCCTTGAGTTATAAGAGTAACCTGAATATCAAATGATAAAAGATTTTGCTGCACATTCAAAGCCATACCTCTCTGAGTATCAACTCTTGTCCTTCTGAGAATAGGTACAGGTGCCTCAGGATTTAATCTTTCACAGACACCATACACATATTCATCAGCACAACTATCCCCGATCAATAATACTTTGAATTGTTTTTGTTGTTGCATACTCTTCTATTCTATCAAAGAACCTCAACTCAGCGGCATACATTCCACCAATAACTGACTTATCTTTCCAGTCAGATCCTACAACCATTATATCAGGTTTTACTGTTTTTATACAACGCTCCAACTCTTCATCACTATCAAAGATTACGATGTAGTCAACAGCCTCTAAATTTTGAAGCATGTACGCCCTATCACCTACGCTGTTTATTGGTCTGGTTGGACCCTTCTTTTCTCTTACTCTTCTATCACTATCGATACCAACAGTCAAAGAGTCTCCCAAAGACTTAGCATAGTTAAGAAGTTGAACGTGTCCTGGATGCAGGATGTCAAACGTTCCGTTGACAAAGATATGTTTCATAACACTCACGAATTCCTTTTTCTAAACCATCGTATTTGATAGGAAGAGTATGTGATTTTCCACAATATGGAAACTCTGGATACTGACCTTCCATGATAACATCAACTTCATGATCTCCCATTCGATTAATTATTTTGGCAATGTCACTAAGCATATACTTCTCGGAATACACACAGTTCATATCGACCGGTGCATAATTATCATCAAGATGATATTTGACAATTTTATACAAGTCGTTTGCGTAGATAAAATCAATCTTCCTATCCTTGAGCAAGCGAATAGGTCTATGATTAATATAGTTATTGATGTTGGTATTAAAAAATCTAGATGGTTCTTCGTGAGTACCAAAGCACCCGAAAACACGAAGGTTCACTCCAATTGAACTACTCAATACACGTTTAGCAATGATATATTTTGATAGTCCATATGGATCCCTAGGGATTACATCTCCAAAATTTTTAGTGGTTGGTTCAGGCACTGAAGATGGTCTACCATATGAAGCACCACTGTCTAAGTTGATAAACTTAGACGTGGAACGAGTAGCATACTTATACAAAGTCTCAAACATTCTGAGATTAATTTCAAGAACTTTTGCACTATCATCAGTGTCTCTTCTACCCCCAACAATCGCACCATGAATAATGGCATCATATTGTTGTCCATTTTCAAATAAAGTAGCAACCTCTTTATCAACCTCAAGACGAACTTGTGTTGATCTAGGTCGAACTACTAAATGCCCATCTCTCTCCAAAAAAGGAATAATCTGACGGCCAATAAAACCATTGCCGCCAGTAAAAAGAATTTTCTTACTTGTCATGCTTCCATCCTGCACCTTGACCTAATAGTTTCTCAAGTTCTTCATCTTTAATCTCATAGAAGTTTTCTTGAGATGGGAACTTGACATCGCGAACTTCATTTACATATTCAGTGAGAGCAGACTGAATCATTTGACCTGCCTCACAATATCTTTTCACAAACTTAGATTTGAACTCCCAGAAGAGTCCAACCAAGTCATGCATAATAACCAACTGACCATCAACCCTATCACCGGCACCGATACCATATACTGGAATCTCAAGGTTAGTTGCAATCATCTCAGCAGACTCTCTAGGCATACCCTCAAGAAGAAGGAAAGTACATCCAGCATCTTGTAAACGCAGAGCCTGATCAAGAATAACTTTTGCTTGATCTGCAGTCTTACCCTGAACACGATACCCACCAAGTTTAGCACGAGTGTGAGGAGTTAGTCCAAGATGACTCATCACCATAATACCAGCATCGCAGATTGCTTTGACTCTCTCAACCATACAACCCTCTACCTTTACTGCATCCATACCAGCCTGAATAAAGTGACCAGCATTTCTAACTGCTTCTTCGTTAGAAACCTGATAGGACATATAAGGCAGATCGCCAACAGTAAAAGCACGACTTGAACCTCTTGCTACTGCTCTAGCAGAGCGCAGCATATCATCCATAGTGACTGGAATGGTGCTCTTATATCCCAATGTGGTCATACCAAGAGAATCGCCAACCAGAATCCAATCAACACCCGCGTTGTCTGCCATCAATGCCTGAGGATAATCATAGGCAGTTACACCAACCGTCTTTACATTGTTCTGTTTTTGTTTGCGTAACTTTAGAATAGTTACCTTATCTTTATTGTCAGCAGGCATATCAGTCTAAAGGCTCCACAATCATATTATCATAAAATTCCTCTCTAGACAAGAAAGGATACATGTCTTCTAAAGGTTTTGCAGTGATGGTTCCGTCTTCATTCTTTTTTCCCATCAGAGTAGGAACAACTTCCTGCCATCTTTCACAGAAAACTTCACAAACAACGGGACCAGGATAATCTAGAGTGTATCTAATTGCTCCTTCCAATCCATCAGCATCAGCAAGAGCATATTCAATTCCGAAACTTTCAGTCACCTTACGAATATTTGGAATCGATACTCCACTAGATTTATCAGTTCCAATCTCCCTACCTTCAAAAAACTTCTTCTGTGTAGTTCTGATGGAAAGATACCCATCATTGTTCCACACAAATAGTTTAACTGGAAGATTGTAATGAATAATAGTTTGAAGTTCTTGTAGGTTCATCATAAATGACCCATCACCGGTCACTCCAATCACGTCACCATCTTTAGCAAATGCAGCACCGATACAGGCAGGAATAGTAAATCCCATCTCTGCTTGAGAACTAGAGGTGATGTATCTTTGTTGATTTTTAATTGTGGTTGCTTGAGAACAAACATAGAATGCAGAACCTGCATCAGAAATTACAACATCATCGTCTCTCTTGAGAGTATTCAGACACTGCATGAAGTAATAGAGATCTACTTTTTCAGATGGATTCTCTGTAGGACATACTGGCCATTTTTCTTTCCACTCTTCACAAAGATAATTCCAATCACTCTTTCTACGATCAAACCAATAAAGATCAAGAAAGTTTTTTGCATCACGATTAATAAATCTATCAATCTTTACTGTATCCTTTGAGTGTTCGTCCCTATCAATATCAACAACAATAACTTCTGCTTCTCTGGCAAAAGTTTTATAGTTATATCCAGTCACAGGAACAGGAAGACGGCAACCAATCACAAGAAGTAGATCACAATTTTGCATTGCAAAGTTACCAGCACGAGTTCCTTTTACTCCAACTCTACCAACAAAATTTCTATCATCAGAGGAAATAAGATCAACACCATTATATGAGGTAACAACGGGAATGTTTGTTTGGTCAACAAAGAACTTAAACTCTTCTCTTGCTTGAGCACAGTTGATACCGTTGCCAGCAAGAATCAAAGGTCTCTTTGCTCTCTTTACAGCATCCTCAATACTAAAACATTCAACACCTTGTACGTCCATAGGAATGTCAATCCATACAGGGCCAGGACGACCGTGAGTAGCAATCCGAATCGCATCTTTCATTACCTCATCAATCATCTCAGGATCTTCAACCACAGTCGCATACTTAGTGATTGGTTTCACAATGTCAATGATATTTGCTTCTTGAACTCCAAGGTTCCTAACACCCTCTGGTGCCATGTGAGGACGATTAACATTACCAGAGACAAAGATAACAGGAACACTATCCTGCCATGCGTCCAGAAGTCCTGTGATAGCATTAGTTCCACCACACCCAGTAGTAACACAAACAGCACTCAAACTATTTTTATACTTTGCATATGCAACTGCACCCATTGCACATGCTTGTTCATGATGATTACAGATAGGTTCAATTTTTTCATGAGCAGCAATTGCATCATTCAAGAACATCGCACCGCCACCAGTTACAAGAAAGATATGTTCACATCCAGCCTTGTAAATTTGGTCTACAACATAATCTGCTACTCTCATTTTTTAAAAGAATCTACAACAGTGCCGACATATTTAATCATGTCTTCTGTGATGGTAGGAGAGCAACCAACAAAAAAGACTAAATCAAGAACCTTACATGCATTCGGATAGTTACGATAATAATCAAGGTGACGATAACCAGGGTGCATTAGAATATTACCAGCAAAATAGTTACGAGTCTGAACCTTGTTATCTTCCAGATGCTTAGTCAGTTTAGTTTTAGTGTCTGCACTATCACAAATAATAGGAACACCAAACCAGCTGGTCTCTGCTTCGGGCAGTTCATTTACACTACGAACACCAGGAATACGTTCAAAAATTTCTTGCATGAGAACTTTATTCTTACGACGAAGACGATGAATCTCATCCTGCTTAGTCAATTGAACAGTGCCGATAGCACCCTGAAAGTCCATAGGTTTAAGATTATATCCCATCTGAGAATACACATACTTATGGTCAATAATGCCATCGTAATGCTCAATCCACTTATCAAATCGTTTGCCACAAGTGCCGCAAGCAAGTAGATTTTGCTGACCCACACAATAACAATCACGACCCCACCATGCCAGACTACGTGCGATATTGATTAGTTCCTCATCATCAGAAGAAATCATACCACCTTCACCAGTACAAATGTGATGAGCAGGATAGAAAGAACAAGAGGCAGCAATAGAGTGGTCGGTTAAGAAACGACCATTCCACTTACTACCCAGACTATCACAGTTATCTGAGATCAACATAATCTTATTACGATCACAGATGTCTAGGATCTCATCAACATTGTAAGGATTGCCAAGAACGGGTGAAGAGAAGATACCACGGGTCTTAGTGGAAATTTTTTCTTCAATCTCTTCAATGTTCCAGTTTAGATCAGTGAAGTCAATATCAACAAAAACAGGTTTTAATCCGTTCTGAACAATAGGTGCAATAGTGGTAGGAAAACCAACGCATGATACGATGATCTCATCACCATCCTGCCAACCAAACCGTTTTTTTAGAGCAGCAATCATTACCAAATTGGCAGAACTACCAGAGTTCACCATCAAGGAGTGACCCTTGTTAAATTGTTTAGAGAACTTCTTCTCAAACTCATAAACTTTCTCACCAGATGCCAACCACTTACCATTTAAAAGTCCGTTGACAGCTGCTCCCAACTCCTGATTGTCCCAGTAAGGACCAGAATAATATACAGGATTACCTGGCTCCCACTTACTATTGGCAAAGTAGGGTGGATTTACACCTTCAAGAAGTGCTTCAATATCAACCATTTTGAACCTCGTTCAAGTAATCATTAACTTCATTAGATACGACAGAGGACAACCAATTTCTAAATCCCAATGATTTATTATGTTCTATGGCAGCACCACCACCTGCTTGATGCATTACCTTAATACACATCGCCTCTCCGGTTATAGGGTCATCAAGGTATAGTCTATCATGTTTTACGTAAATTTGCGACCAACTTTCCCAATGATTGTTTCCTGTTCCCCAGGCATTACAAAGTCCATAAGAAACTCCTGTTCCCATCACATCAATAACTTCTGAATTATATTTTTTCCAATGAAAAAGATTGTTAAGAGTATCTTGCTCATCACTCATTCCAGTTTTAGCAACCTGTTCATTTAAGTTATGCCAATCATACCAAAATTCTTTTTTATTTACACCAACCATTCCAGCATTAATAAACTGCTGCATTGGAATAGGATTACCATCACCAAAAGGAGGACTATGTGAAATTGTTATTCCCCTATGAGCTCCTGCCGTATTTTTACTAGTATTATTTCTAACTCCGATTACATCAGCAGTGCTATTAAACATCTCATCAAGAGGTCCAGTAACAACAGCATCGGCATCTAAATGAATGACCATATCATATTCGTCAATGAATGGCATACAAGTTGGTGCCATCATCCATACAGGTTTCATCCAAGAATAATTCTCATGAATTTTCTCAGTCATTTTAGTATCTACGATAAAATGATCTACCTCTGGATGAAAATATTTAATTGAGTTTGTAAGTTTTTCGACTCCCAAAAGAATAGCATAATCATCTGTACACCAAGTTGAGATTGCAATTTTTTTCATTTCTCCCCCATAACCATAAAAGAATTATTTAAATCAACTCCAGACACAAATATATTTTTGTATCCACGATCAAACATGTAAGACTCAATAATATCAGGAGTGAATACATGTCTATGCTTTCTATTATTCCAAGGTCTCCAATACACTTGACTGAAGTCTGGTAGATATAAAAATAATGTACCACCACCCTTAATACGATTATACCAATAATTCATTGTTTCAACCCAATCAGGAACATGTTCTAAACAATGGCTAGAAAAAATATAATCTACTAAAATTGGTGGGAGATTATCCGCATCCCATGGATCATCAAAATCAAGATCAATAGGAGTAGAACCAGGAAATGCCCACTCCTGCTTCATACATCCAATATCATATCCAACTCCACTACAGACATGCTTTGCAAAAGGAATTGCAAACTGAGATGCATTTCCTTTAGTTTGAAACTCAGGATACCAATTTTTCTTATATTCGATTATTTGCATATCATTTCATGTGGTGTACTAAAAAGATAATCAATTTCAGTCTTGTTTTGCTCACTGTGTGCAATAATTACGTATCTCTCATAGGATGTTTTTAATACATCAATAAGATAATTAATCGATGTATTGATTGTAAAGACACTATTTGCTCTTTCAATAACTTTACACCAGTCAAAAAGGGTAAATCCCTCATAGATCTTAAGTTCCACAACAGGTAAATTATAATTATTAGGTGATAATAATTCACAATCTCTAATGTCTGTATTATAAAGATTGTTTATCAATATAAATTCAGAATCTTCTTTAAGATCAAGAACATTATAGTATAAATCTTCTTCTTTGGCAAAATTACGTTCAAACTTAAAATAATTTTTCCAATCAGAATAATCAATACCCACAGTAGCATACTTTGAACTCATAATCTTACCATCATTATGAGTCATATCTGCAGTTGCAAGACTAATAAAAGCACCATTCTCCTCAATCACAGCACCAGCACCACGAAAGTAAATATCTTTCATAGGAAAGTCATCCGTAGTCATGGGAAACCAAATATCTTTAATATATCTCTGAATCCAATGAATATCTGGTCGCAAAGGCCATATAACATCATAACCTTTTTCCATCATCACTCTAGCAATCTTCTGGCAGAAGAATACGTCACCAATTCCCGCAGGTTGTTTTATTAAACAAGGTCTCATTCGATATATGCAACGAGTTCATATCCATCAATTCTACCTTTACTTCCCATATCTACAGGGAAATACTCAATATTATAGTCTTTATTAATTGAGTAGAGTTTTTGTTCTAATAATTCTTCTCTTCCAGGGAAGTAAACAGGAATATCATCAATGATAATTGTATGATCTTTAATATCATGTTTTGCAATCACATCAAGTTCATTAAAAGTTGGAATCCCTCCACCTTCATCATGAGCATCTAACCAGAAACAAGACTTTTCTTTAAGAGATTCTACCATTTCAGAGAAACAATCATCAGATTTTGCAAGCCAAAGACTAACATTATCATTCTCCTTAAATTTATTCATACAATATTCATAACGATCTTCCATCATTTCACAACTAAGTATTTGTTGAAATTCTTGATCTAATGCGTATTGAACTGCATCTCCAAGATAAGTTCCAGTCTCTACAAAATTTTTACAATCTTTACCAATACCAAAATCCCTCATAAGAAAGTAATAAGTTGGGATACCAGATGAAATTGATTCTTGATAATACTTTTCCTTGTCAACCATGATTTATTCTCCGAAATAATTTTGCCAGATGAAGTCTTCTAAAACTTCCATTTTCTTTGCTCTCTCTAAATTGTCCTGAATGGCATCTATTTTACTATAATAGATGTCTTCAGAAACTTCAAACTCCTCAGTTAGATCAATAATACCATCCTTATTGAAATGATTTGCAATATCTGGTGCTCCAAGGTAAACAGGAATGGTGCCAGTTGCAAAACAATCAAGAATTTTTTCAGTGAAATATGTTTCGTACTGACCATTCTCAATTGCAACAGAGAACATATAATCGCATAGTCCCTCTTCTTTATCAGAGATTTCATTAAATCCACGACCATATAGATCAAGTTGTTCTCCAATTCTCTCAACCCACTCAAGTCTTGTGACATGACCATCACACATTCTTTTATTTGAGGAAATCATAGAAATCATTTTTGATTTCTCATAAATTTTTGGATCTTTTATCCAAAAACCTTGTGCGGGAACCCACTTATACTTATCTCCTAGAGTGAGAAGTCTTTGGTCGTGAGTAAAAATAGTATCATAAGTGTCTTCAACTAATTTTTGATTTTTGATGATACTTTCAACAAGACCCCTTTTAATGTTCTTTGATTCAAGAAGCCATAAGTACTTAGCACCACTTCGTGAATCGTTAATACCATTATTAATAGTATCATCAATATAAAAAGTTGCATCTCCACCACTGGAAACCCACTCAATATGTTTGGATTCTTTACCGTGAACCGAGTATCCTTTATTTCCGTTCGTAAGATGGGTAAAAGTATTACCTATAAGGTTAAATTTTCTTTTCATTTCAATAAATATTTGTCATTGTTAAAGGGGATCAACTCTTTATTATTTCTCACAAATACAGAATCTCCCCACCTCTCATAGTTATAAGAGTCAGACATCTCTGTGAGAGTAAAATTTCTATCATTCAACCACTCAACTATAGTGTCATGTGATGCTCCAGTATTATTTCTGTCATCATATGATGTTTCTAAGTCAATAACATTTATATACGGCAGATGATCTTCAAATCCTTTTAAAATTTCAAGTTCAGATCCTTCAGCATCGATATTTAGAAAATCATATTGAGTCATATCTATATTATTTTCTTCAACAAGTGTAGATAATTTTTTCGTAACTACTTTCACATAGTTTTTACTAACTGGAGATAGACTAGAAGAATCATTTGCTAAGTAAAATTGTTTCTCTAAACCATCCTCACTATAAACACAGGCATTAAAAGACTTATATCCACATCTATCAGCAACAGGTTTGGAGATTGTTTCATAAACAAATTTGTTTGCCTCTACACCAATTACATTAGTCCCAACTAATTTAGTGTAGCAATCATGCTCAACAAAATCCCACATACCAACATGTAAGATTCCATTAATATCAACGTTTATTCTTTCAAAAATACCAACATACTCTGCTGTTGGATGATCCCATGTGGCATATCCAGTCTCCTTACTATAAGAAGCATAAGGTCCTAATTTACTCATACCGAATGATGAAATGGAACATATAGTTCAGATTTTTTAATCTGAGATTTAATCCAATTATAAGTCTTACGAATACCTTCTTCCAGTGTTTGAGAATAATCCCAATCAAGTTCTTTACGGATGATATCATTATTAGAATTACGTCCACGAACACCAAGAGGACCATCAATATGAATCTTCTGAACTTCCTTATCAGCAACACGAGCAGCAGTATCAACCAACTCGTTAATAGTAACCATCTCCTCAGATCCAATGTTTACAGGACCCATGAAGTCACTATCCATCAGTCTTCTAGTTGCTTCGATGCATTCATCAATGAACAGGAAGGAACGAGTCTGTAGGCCATCTCCCCACACCTCAATTGCTCCACCCGACTCTGGGAGGAAAGCGACTTTGCGGCAGATTGCAGCCGGTGCCTTTTCTCTTCCACCGTCCCAGGTTCCTTCGGGACCAAAGATATTATGATAGCGGGCAACACGGACAGGAATACCATGATTACGGTTGTAAGCAAAGTAGAGACGCTCACTGAATAGTTTCTCCCATCCATATTCTGAGTCTGGGTTGGCGGGGTATGCTGATTCTTCACGGCAATCAGGGTTATCAGGGTCCAGTTGATTGTGCTCTGGGTACATGCAAGCAGAACCAGAGTAGAAAATCTTAGTCTGATAGTCTAGAAACGGTCTGACACACTCAGTACCATTCTCTTTACCATCAAAGGTCCCGTTGAACTTACGAACCTCTTCAAGAACGTTCAGATTGATAGACACAGAGTTGTGCATAATGTCTGCATCGTTCTCACCAGTAAAAACAAAACCTGCACCACCCATATCAGCAGCAAACTGATAGATCTCATCAAAGGGACGAATATATCGGTAAGGAACACTGGCAAAGAAGTTGCCTTGATATCCTTTAAATTGAATAACTCGACGAACAAATTCTACATCACGTAGGTCCCCCTGCACAAACTCATTTGCTTCTGTCTCAGAAAACTCAGGGTACTTAAGGTCAACGCCACGCACCCAATATCCTTCTGAGCGTAAACGTTTAACCATATGACTTCCAATAAAGCCACCAGCACCAAGCACCAGTGCTGTCTTACTATATTCAGACATTAATTAAAAAGTTTCTTCCTATATATCATACTAAAAAAGACCCTTGAAGTCAAGGGTCTCTATCATCAATTCCAAAGTTTTTCTATTTTACTCTCCATTGCAATGAATCTAGCATCAACTTCTTGTTGTGCTTTATCACTTGCTTCTAACGCTGCTACCTTTGCTTCAAGTTCTTTAAGTCTTGCTTCAACCTCAACGTCATATTTTGACATTGCTGCCCCACTAGCAGACTTTGCTGCCGATCCTCTTGCTGCCATTTTACTAACGAATAAACTCTGAAAATTATTTAGTTATTAGTGCAGTCCATCTTCGACTTAATAAGATCTAATCTAGCTCTTACATATTCTTCTGGTTCTCTTTGCCATATACCATAACTTATATTCATTAGTGTCCATACATTTTTCCATCCGTAATACTTTTTATAAGATTGAAATCTTTCAAAAGCATCACCAAACAAAAGGCGTGCATCAGATACTGTCATCCATGGATGAACAAATGTTAAATGCATAGCATCTTTTTCAAAGTTGATGCAATCGTAATACCACTTGTCCTTTTTAACCATTAGGAGACTCGGCTTACCTTGTCTTTTATATAGCAAGGCACACCATCAGGGTCTAACCATTTGGTATATTCAAAATCATCCATGGCAGTCAGAAGTTGCATTTGATTATCTAAAAGATACATGTCTTTATATCGTTTGGTCCAAGGATCTGCTTTTTGAATACGATAGTCTGGCATACCGTTGATTTCCAATGTACCAGACTCAACATAACGATAGGGAAAACGTTCTAGAAGAACTTTCACTTTGCCTCCACAGTCTCAAGATCAATAGCAACCTGCTCCATCAGAATATCATAATCGTCAAGAGGGTCACCAGAGAAAACAAATCCATTGTTTTCATAATAACGACGAACCTTTTTTAGAAGTTTTGGATTCTTTACGTCCAGGAAGAAGTCGCCATTTACAGCACCACGAAGGGTTTGAATGTCTTTCTTGAACTTGCTAGTCAGTGTCATTGTCTTGCTTGTTGACTCTAGTATTATAAGTGTTTGACGAAAATTCGTCAATAGGGATTGTGAGGATCGAACTCACCTTAGGCAAATTATGAGTTTGCTGCATTCACCAGATTGCTAAACCCCCAAGGTAGGACTGCTGGGAATTGAACCCAGGTCACACCGTTATAAGCAATGGGCCTTAACCATTAGGCGACAGTCCCTCAGGATCCTTCCTCGTGGTCGGTATATAAGCGTATGAGTTCATCATCCGCTGGAACCATTACTGCCTTATTTCCATCTTCATTTACCACACCAAGTGTTTCTCCATTCTCGACTCTATCCATAAGTTCTTCCCAGTTCTCTTGCCAATGTTTCACGGTATAAAAAGGAATGTCATCCATAGTTGTAGTATGTATAAGGTTTATTATACTCCTAAGGGTTTCTGGGGTCAATACCCAAACTTTTAAGATACTCTAACCACCAATCTTGATCTTTCATATATCTCCAGTTGGGAACTTCCTCGCCACGTTCTACCACATAGTATTGATAAAGTGCTTCATCGATAGTCTGTGCGATCTCCATACTCTTCATCCTCCTCATCAACGTCTGCATATGCATTTCCCACATAGGGTCCATGGGGTTTTCTGGATTCTGCTTTGACATACCTTCGTTCGTCATTCGCTGAAAACAACAATAAACTTAGTTTCATCACAATCCAAATAATCGCTATCGGTGATAAACAAGCAATTAAGATTAATGGATTCATTTGTCTTTTAATAGATTTTCTATTTGTCTTCTGGTGTCCTCGGATTTTCTCTTTTCACGTTCACAATGTCTATAACCATATTTACCATGAAATATCAAGTGACCTTGATAAATCATGGTAACTCCAAAAATAAAAAGAAGAACTGTTCCTATTAGTTCAATGTTATTTTGAGCCATGGGAATATGGGATCGATTACTCCAATAAGTCGAAGGAGTCCCTCAGCAAAAAGTGCGAGAACAACCCAGCCAACACACATTGAAATAATCGAAGCATTACGATTATGTCTTCGTATTGCAGCATCAATCATCTCCTGGCATTCTTCTTTGGTCACATAATGTGACGGTTTAATCTCATTCATCCTGTGAGACATTTGGTAGATTACTCATAGGGTCTGGTAACCCTCCAACTATAGCACAAGCTCGCTTGTAATAGTAGTTATCAGTTGTACCGTTTTGCTCAAATGTTTCTTTGATTTTTGTCCAGTTTGCTAGTTCGTCAGGATGCATGGTAGAAAGTAAGTGTCTACAGTGTTATTTAATGTATCGGACTGTTACAGAAAGATTAAATATTAGGAAATAATAATTTATCTCACATCAAAGTCCAATCTACGAACTTTGCGTCTGCGTCTTTCTTCTTGATATAGAAGTTCTTGAGTGGAAAAATGACTATCAATCTTTTTCTCTGTATTGTTGGATACCATAACGACCTTATCTAAATCTTTGGCCCCAATTTTATTACCCACAATACTCATTTGATTGGGACACCCACAAAATTGAATTTTACTAGTGCTTGTCAATTCCTTTTTACATTCTTTGCATCTGATGGTAATCATTTTTCATGGACCTAATTGGATGATGCTTGATGACGGGATCGAACCGCCGACCTACTCCGTGTAAAGGAGTCACTCTACCGCTGAGTTAATCAAGCGTTGTTGTTTTTTGAGTTGGAAATACATTTTATAAAACCTTTTTTTCATAAGGTCAATAATATCCATCTCTTCTTTGAACCCCATATATTTAAGATGTTGGTATGTTCCCTCCATCTCACTTAATAGTAAAAGGAGATTAACTGGTGTTACTTCACGACCACCAAATTCATAATCTTTTAAAGAATTCATAATAAAGAGATGGACAAGCGAATTACGGGGATCGAACCCGTGACACCAACTTGGAAGGATGGGATGTTACCGCTACACCAAATTCGCAAAAATGCAGGTGAACCAACCTGCAATTTTGGGGAGATGTCTACCCATGGTTATGTTGTGGTGGGTAAGAGGATTCTACTATACCTCCACTGAGCGGGATACACTGGTAGTGTAATTAGGTCACTCAGACTTTCGGACACCTTAGTATCAGCTTCTGTGTTTCCACAGCGGGCACCACCCCTGTCCTACTATACATTACGCCGTGCCTCCACAAGCGTTATTCAGTCATACCCTATGGGAATCCGTCGATTCCCAACGACTCAGGTAGGACTCGAACCTACGACCAACTGCTTAGAAGGCAGTTGCTCTATCCAACTGAGCTACTGAGTCAAGTGCTAGTTCCTATCGCCGCTAACCCTGAACTAGCAAGGAGGTCACCGCAGTTGACTATGCTCTTTCGATGCCATCAACATAATTATCATACTCTTCCTCAGTAATTTCGTCAAGGGTTACAACCTCAATATCTAATTTTGGATCAAACCATTCATCAAACTCATCCATAATTGCCATTTGATCGTAAATCCTATCAATACCTTCACTATTATATTCTTGAACTTTATTGATTGCCCATTCTCGAATTCTTAGTACAATTTCTTCAGTTTCCATCATAGTAGTCTTTTCGGAAGTACCTGCTGAGGATGTTGCTATTGTAATATGCTGGTCCTCCCGTGTCAAGGGAT